TAAATTCCATTGGGATCATTGATCGCGGCTAACGTCGAATTCAGCACGTCAGTGTATTGAGACGGATCTGTTTGCACATTATCTTGCGCGGCATTGACCATGCGCTCAGCTTGCTGCTTGGCGTAGACCCCTGCCATTTTGGCCTGGGTTTGTGCAAAGTGAATCGTAAAGTGCGTGGTGAGGTCGGCGGCCCCACGGTCGAAGGTTTGTCGAGCGATGGGGTCTTCGATCTTCTCACGGTAGGTATCGAGCGCCCATTTCAAACTACCTTCATCGCCTTCGCCGGATTGCCCGAATAAGAATCGATCGCCAAGGCCCGTGTCGCTTGGATCGGCCTTCGTCTCCGCGTCATAGGCTTTCTTCGTAAACTCGCCCCGCATCATTTGCAGGGCAGAATGCACATCGGTGACTTGGCGTTGAGACTCTGCAATCTGCATTTGCCGTTGGGCGAATGCCGCGTTGTGTCCAAGCGATTGCACGGCATGCCCTGCTTCAATCAATCCAGGTCCGCCGAAATCTTGTTCGTTGGCTTTCCTGGCAGGGATGTCGCCATACGCAGAATACTGCTGTTCATACCCTTGAATGCGTGGCATCAGTCTTATCCTGTCCGTCTCGAAAGAGATGAATATGACGCCCCAGCTTGCCCAACTCCCGTCAATACTTCACTAGCAGCCTTTAAATAGCCTTGCTTTTCAGCGGTATCGCCAGCCATACGGTCAAGCGTGGCACTGTCGTGATATCCCATCGCTTGCAGTTTCCCTTTGTATTTCACCGTCTCAATGTCGAGTTGGGCTTGCGCTGCACTGCTGGCGAGAGCATCCAGCGCCGACCCTTCAACGGTCATGCCCGATGCGCCGTATATTGCGGCCATCGCTCCCTGTACGCGATTCGACTCCCGCCTGATTCGCGTAGCTTCTGCTTCAGCCTGTTGAGTCGCTACAGTCGCATTGCGCTCATTCAGCGCAGCGTTGTACTGCGATGCCGCACTTTGCGCGTTGGCTTGAGAGACGGCACCAACGGCGCTCATGGCAGCACCAGTCATCGATGCGCCAGCAACGATCAATGGAAGAAATGGGAGTACTACGGCCATCGCACCCTCGCATAGAGATCCATCGTGTCCCCTTGTGGCGTATAGCCAGGCATTCTGCCTTCGTAGGTAAATCCTAGCCGCTTCGCCCAGCGGACGGCTGTTTCAGACCGTGGATCTACCGTACATTCCACACGCCGCATAGGGTAGCTATCAAGAAATCGTTTCACCGCTCGATGCACCCCCATGATGTGCTGGGGAAGCGACGTTGAAAGCATCGACCAGGCTTGCGCCCGTCCTTCCCATATCGGCAAAACACCCGCACACGCAATAACCTGATCGCCCACAAACCCCGTGAAACACGGCCCTGCGGCTTTAAGCATCGCGCCATATTTCAGATCCTTCCCTAACCACGCTTGTGCCGTCATCTCCGTCAAGAGTTCCAGATGCCACGGCTCAAAAGGCACCACATCTAACGGGCATCTTGCGTGTGGACCCTCGGCATGATCGCTAAGATCTCGCCTGGCTGGGTCGTCGAGAACCGCCAGCATACGTAATTCTCCGTGGAGTAATTGCCTTCCCAGGTAAAGTCGTCCTTATCCCCGGTAAACAGTGGAGGCGGGCTCCCCATCAAATCGGCTGCACTCCGAAACGGTAGTTCGTCAAGTGAATCGAAGTCTGGCCCTACGGAGAGCCCCAGCGATTCATAGAGTCGGAAGACAACTTTGTGCATGCGTTGCGTCTTACCTTGCGCCGTTCCATCTTCTGCCCCGACATCAAAGCGGAAGCATTGCCCATCGCTATTGTAGGTGTACCCGACATGCACCACTGACGCCGCGTATGTCAAGGTAATCGACCCTGTGGCGCTCACTGTCACATCAGGATGCGTCGCTCCATCTACCATTAGCTGTACGGTTTCTCCTGCCAAATGATAGAGCCCCGTAATCGTCGTCGCCGCACTCCCGTCATAGGTCAACCCACAATCCACAAAGAAGGCATCTTCATGCGCGTTGCCCCGTTCCCAAGGCATCAGCATAAATTCGTTGTAGCGAACCGTTCGCCCGTTAATGTATCGCTTCACGCACATCCAGAGTTGGTCATAGGTTTCATCGCTGGACGGGATCACACAGCAGGATTCGACTTCTGCTGGGGCCGTATGCCCTGCGTTGCTCCAACCGCCTAGTACATGACGATGCCATCCCGTCACTTTCTCATCTTTGCTATAGGTATTGCCGAGCAGAACGCCGTCCTCGCGTACTGCCCAAATGACAGGGATCGGTTTCCGCTGGTACGCGAGTTCGACAATGCCAGACCGCGCCACGGTTGATTCTCCAGCCTGCGGGTCTGCCGGATCATAGTCGCCCTTGGTGATATGTTCAGCCAGAATGGTCATGTCGAGAGCCAACAAAATGTTATCCGCATATTGATACATTGCTTCACGGACACGACGTTTGCCTGCCTCTACATAGATAACCGCCGTCCCAGCCTTAATCGGCTGAATCTGTGCGCTCCCATAACCAGACGACATCTTCGCATCCACATTTGTTGGCGTAATCGCTTCTGTATTCGTTGAAGGTGACACGAGCCATTCCCCTTCAAGCGTTCCAACAATCAATCCGTTTCCAGACCCACGCATCCATCGAATCGCCTGCACGTCATCCTCATTTAGACGACGGGAGACGGCGTTATCATCTGTGACAGTTCCACTGATAGCTGTCGTCGCCATGTTGAGATAGTCGCTGACTTTCGATCCATCGAACCGATCCATCTGTTCTGGACAACCCCCACGATAGAGTCGATCGCCATAGAACGTGCCGCAAGCAGGGTAGCCAGTCGTATCGGAATAGAGCCCCATGCGCCAGACTGTTTTGGCTGCGGTACTCGTCAGCGTAACAATGACATTGGCATTTACAACCGTGGAAGATGTCCACCCAGAAATCTGACAATAGCCCCACTCTGACCCTTGTTTCATGCGAATCAAGCGCCCAATATCGGTTGTGAGAAACCCCTGGTTACTATTGATCCCTGTTGTCGATGAGGCCGTGACGGTAATTGCACCCGTTGCGGCACTCGGTGTAAGCGTGGTCGATGTTTGGTTTTCAGCTAAATAGGGTCCGTCAAGGAGAGTTGTTGTTGCCAACGTCCATGATGTATCGGAAGCGCGAGTCAGCGTGCGCTCCTGATAATCAGGATGCCAGATATACAGCGTGTCGGCGTTTTGCGTGACGTAGAGCTGAAACAGATCAGCCTCAAGATAGGGGCTTGTAATCTGATAGACACGCGCAGCGGTTCCGGCACTACTATAGGTGGTATAAGTTGAGGTATCGACGTTGGTGCCATTGACGGTCTGTAGCTCGAACGTGTTGGCCCCTCCGTTGACATTCGCTACTTTGAACCGTCGGCCATTCAGTTGTGTCATTCCCGCAACGCCGGAGATATCCACATGATCGCCGTTGCTAGGATCGGTCCCGGTATAGGTCACAACGCCAGGGTTTGCTTGTGTCACGCCCGTAATTGTTAGCGAGAGATCATGAATCGGCCCGCCGTTCTTTTTGAATCGGATAGCCTGGTCGCTGAATTCCAGCACATACGCTTGAATGGTCGAATACTTGAACTTGATAAGTCTGGTTGCTTTGGTCGAGTCGCGCACTTCATCACAGAAATACGTCCCCGGCCTACGAGTGATTGATCCTGTTACACGCGGAATCTGATTCTTGCAGATCGCCAGCGAACTACGGAGCCGTTCATAATCGACACGGCCCACCATGCGTTGGTCTAGTTCTCCAGCGTTGAAGTTGGATTGCAGTGGTGCGGCGCTCGACATTATGAACTCTTCCTACGGAACACCGTTCCATGAATATAAGGAGAATCTTTTGGCGCCGTCACCCGTGGGGGCGGGCCCGTGTAATTGACCCTCGGCACTTGATCGACTCGTACTGTGGCCGGATAAGTCGTAAGGCGTAAGTAAGCAGACTCCACCACAATTGCTGGTATCCCGACCAGGACCGTTGGGGCAAATCGCGTGATCGTCAACGTCGCATAGCCTGGGGTGACGGTCGTTGACGAATACGCCACGACGTTAGGCGTGAATGCCGTGAGTGTCAGTGATGCCACGGATGGACGCACAATATTATTGACCGTGACCACTGGAGCAAATGTCGTGCTTGTAAGAGCGCAAGTCCCTGGAGTAACGAGTTGGTTATTCGTAACGGTGACGGTTGGTGTAAATGTTATTAGCGTCAACGCTGACGCTGCTGGACGAGCGATGGTATTGACCGTCACTATTGGGGCAAAGGCAGTCAAAGTCAACGACGCCACTGCTGGGCGCACGATGTTATTAACGGTAACGGTTGGCGCAAACCGCGTCATAGCCAGCGCCGATGTCGGTGGAGTAACTGTGGCGTTCGCTGTGGTCGTGACCGTTGGGGCATACCTCGTTACGGCCATTGACACCGAACCTGGCGTCAATATCGTATTGGTAATTTCATTCAGCAAGACGCCAGAGGCATCTTCGAGGAGGTACCCATCAACCGAACTAGATTCGAGTAATAACCGATCAGCCATTACGGTTCTAGCTCACTCTCGGTTCCCGCAACATCTGCGCCCGCGTCCTGTATTGCTTGCAAAAGATCCGATTCTGTCATGCCAAACCGTGCGGCCAATACACGGGTCAATCCCCGTGCATAGATCGACCGGCGCATCGTACCTTTAATCCGATCCGCAGGCCCAGGATTCTTTTGAAGTTCCTTGGCAATTTTGTAGGCTTCAATATCTGGGTGCGTATCATCCAGACATTCTGTGGCAAACGGTTGCGGGTTCGCAAAATGCCCAACGACTTTCCCTGTCTGATCGCGCTGGACAAATCTCATGTGGCCGACATCTTTTCTCGGTGGTCGATCCAGCCGAACGTCGAGACATCGAACGCGCCAACCGCCACGTCCATGTCGTACTCAATCTGCGAGGAACTGTTGACACGCAACTCGAAATGCCCAGCACTGGCTCCAGTCGCAAGATCCCAATATCCTAACGATGCAATACCTGTCGAGAGAGCTGGCGTCACATTCCCTTCCGCCACTTCCGAGAAGACAATCACGGAGTTCGCATTGACTGATGTAGACATATCGGCTGATGCGCGGAACCTGACGATACTATTGGGAGGTGCGGTCACAGCGGCAGCGGTTGCTGAAAGCGTCTTGCTTGCTGCGATATCGTTGACTTGTGTTGTTAAGGTGAAACGATCGTCTACCTGTGTAAACTGCAAGATAGACCCTGCCCCATCATTCCGTATCCAGCCGATCCGTCGCTTCTTTGTATAACTTGTTGGTAATGTCGCCCTATTCCCTGTCGTCGTGAACATGACATCGACCACGCCTGTATCGGTGCGTTTGATGAGATGCACTTCGTACCAGGTTGAATTCGCTTCTGCGCCAGTGTTGAGCCCTCCTGCATTCGTTCCGACGGCCCATGACGCATCAAGTTGCTTAGTAATTGATGCGGCAAGCGTCATAATAGTTGTGTGGTCGTCACTTAATGCTTCTCCGGCGGCAACCGTAATGTCATTCGCGGTATCCGCAGCATTGGACAGTGTGAGCCCCCAGAGATAGCCACGCGGTGCAACATAGTCGCGTATTTGCGAAGCGGTAACTTTCTTGGATGTGCCAGCTTCATTGATAGCAAATTCATTTGCCGCAGCAGCGGCAGAAGCAGCAGTTAATGCGCTGATTTTTGTATCGGCCATCTGTGTTTACGCTAGCGTAAATATGCCGCTCGCATGGAACTCCACTGTCAGTGTATTTCCAGTCGTCGCCGTGACATCTCCCGGTGTCGAGTCAAGCAAACAATAACACAGCACGTTGCCTCCCGATTCGTAGATCACGGCAAATCGAGCAGTGATGGACCCCCCCGAAGCCGTCCAGACCGGGTTTGTCGTTTCATCCACCGTCACGGTGGTTGTGCCAGAGAGGGCAAGCGACCCTAGAGATATACCTCCAGTTGTATAGCCATTGTTATTGGCATGTTCGTTCGTCAGTCCAGCATAAGTCGTGCTCGCTGCCCCGATATTAGAGGTCGAGAGGAACAGCGCCATGTAAAAGGTATCGGTATCGAGATCGAAAGTTCCATTTAAGAGATTTGTTCGCCCTGCGTCGGTAAATGTCCACGTTCCTGCCGCCATACTGCCTCCTTACTCTTCGCCCCATTCTGAATTGACGAGTTGCCCGGTACGCCGAGCGGCCAACCATTCATCGACCGGCTGCTTGAACGGTCCAATCTCAATGGCGTTGATTCGTCGAGCCTCACGGATGCTGTAGAGATAGGCCCGCTCTGCGGCTTCTTTCTTGCTATTTGATTGTGTAATTGCTTCGCAGATATGGAGTGCGATCTTGCACGCTAAGGCTT